TGTTTAAATATTCATCAAATTTTTTTACTTTTTGAGCATAAATGTCAGTTGGCAAGAAAATAGCTTCTGCCTTATCAAATTTAGTGTCTCTGACAACAAAATCTCTTGTAGTTTCATTTACTTTTAAGTAATCATTAACTAGTTTAGCAGCATTAATGTTGGAAGATGCTGGGACATAAATCGTTTCATTGCTACGTTTTTCTTTAGCAGACACAGGGTCTATTTCATTATACATGACTTTGACCGCATAAAGACCAACGCCTGTTTCATCGCTTTCTTCAAAAAAACAACAATTAAGTTTCTCAGTAAGCGTGTCCTCTGTTTGTAAAGTTTTGTTGTACATCAATTCATCAATGTTGGTTTTAATGATGTCAAACTTTACCGCGCCATATCTACCACGTTGGCGATCTTCTGCGACAGCGTAAGCAAGTTTCTCGGCTTCCCCATAACTTGTAGCATATACAAGTTCTTCTGTTTTTGTTTTTTTTAAATTACCGTTTTCCGACTGAGCCATCCACTCAGTTTTTATACGATAATATTTTAATTCTTGTTCCATATTTATAGGTTTAAAAATTAATAATTTTACGCCTGTAAAGATAATTCTTATATTTGAAAAATCCTAACTAAAATAATACATACGAGATATTAAAATAATAAAATATCTGTAAATCAATAAGATATAAATAACTTTTTTTTCTACAAATGTGAAAATTGTTAAACTGAAAATTTAATATATTAGTTTATGTTTATAGTACGGCAAACGTAAAGGATAATGATATTCTATTCTTCTAAAAATAGAAAATTATCAAATGGCCATAAGGAATAAAACCGAGAAACTTTCTACAAGTAATATAGAAAGCTTTTACCACACAAGCAAAAAGACAATTCAAGAATATGTAAGAGAAATTGAGCGACATTGCCGATTTAAATCAATACATAATCAAACTGTTGAAGGTGCTGTATTAGATGATAGAGGACGACTGATTGATTTGTATGAAGCTGGAGTACAGCAAGATGCTCATGTGGCATCTGTTTTAGAAACTCTTGAATCGCAGATTGTGGGAGAGCGTTATATGTTAGCTCGGCAGAATGAAAATGGAAAGTATATAAAAGATGTTGAAGAGACAAAGAAAATTCAAGGCACTCAGTTTGTCAAAATTATTCGAGGAATTGTCGAAGCTAAATTATATGGCTATACGGCTTTAGAAATTTCTCCTATTCGAGATCCTTATACAGGCAAGCTTAAAGAAGTTAATCAAATCGAAAGGCGTAATATATTGCCTGACCAGCGTAGAATTACAAAGAGACAAGGAGTATGGAGTCCAGGCTGGAGCTTTGACGATCCACAATATAAAGATAATTATGTTCTTATTAATTCAGGTACGTTAGGCACGTTTTCCGCGACTACGCCATTAGTGTTAGCTAAAAAGTTTACTATGGCTAATTATGTGAATTTTAGTCACACTTACGGGCAGCCTATAATACATGGTAAAACAGAATCTGAAAATATAGCAGATAGGCAGAGACTTGCTCAAGATATCACGAATGCAGCCGAAAAAAAGGTTATAGTTACAGGATTAGAGGATGATATTAGTATTAAAGCATTTACTATGTCTAATTCAGAAAAAATATTTACTTCTTTAATTGAACTAGTAGATAAAGATGTGTCTAATTTGATATTAGGTTCTGAATCTATGGCTGGAGCCACGCAGTCTTACGTTGGTTCTACGAATGCACATCAAGAAATATTTCGTGATAGGGTAGATGTATATAGGGAATATATCGAAAACGTAATGAACGAAGAGATAATCCCAAGGTTGGTAAAAATGGGTTATCTACGCCCAGGAAATGAGTTTAAATATTCAAAACGACTTGAAATATCTACTACTGATCAAATCGAGTTATATAAATTTTTAACCGATAAATATGAGATTCCAGCCGCTGAGATGGAGAAAGCTTTTGGAGTGAATGTAGGGCGTCAGCTCAATATTAATACAACGAGTAATGATAAGCCTAATACAAATAATAGTGGGAAAGTAAATTTTCTAAAGGGGAGGAAGTAAAGGGCGTCGCTTCTCTCTCCAAAATTATAGCTGATAGTAAGCCCGAATCTGATAAAGATAAAGATGAAGAAGAGTATTTAGCTATTCTAGCGATTTTTACGAGACTATTAGATGAAATACCTAATGATATGACTAGTTCTGAAATATTAGAAGAGTTAATGTCACTAAGAGCTGATTTTGCTATTCATCATGCAACAAAAGGATTTGATTTAGATTATACGAAAGCTTTAGAACTTATACGTACTAAGCGTGGTTTAAACGAAAAAGAGCAAGCACAGCGAGATGTTTTAGTCGCTGCAATAGATAACCTTATTGATTTTTCTGTAGCAGCAGAATATCAAATGATCGAAGCCGTAAAAACAGCGTTAAGCGAGTATGATGAGAATGCTGGGACAGGCGAGTATGATTGGAATGATGAAGCAGATGAGTATGATAGCGATTTTTTAATAGCGATTTGTAAAAAATATAATTTACAATTTGCAGCCATAGAGAATCACGATATTGAATACACTATGGGTGTGGCGAAATACTTATCGCAATTGCATTCTGACACTATACTGACATATATGACACAGGGCGATGAGAGAGTACGCCCATGGCACTTACAATATGAAGGATTCTCAGCACCTAAAAATAAATTTCCAGCATGGCTTATACCACCTATTGAGTGGAATTGTCGGTGTTATTTAGTTGAGGATAAAAATGAAGAGTCTAGCTTAGATGTGCAAAATAAGATAGTTAGAGTTCCAACTATGCCGCCAAATTTTGATAAAACGTTTCAAGAGAGCGTTGCACTTGGTGGTAAAATATTTTCAGAATACCACCCATATTTTACAATAAAGTCGGAGCATCAAGAGAAATTAACAGATATTTCAGATAGAATTAAAAATAAATATTTTGGTAATGGAAAATAAGATTGGCGATTTACAAATAAGTATTCCGCAATTTATTGCTCAATGGAGGACTAAGCCCCATATGTTCCAAGCTAATTTATGGAGTTTTGAAGTAAAAGCTGGTAAGACAGCCCAAGCTGTTTTTAGAGAATCATTTGATTTAGAGCGTTTTAATAAACCTAATTCTACGCCATGGAAACCAAGAGCGGCAGACCTAAGAGCTAAAAAAGCTCGAAAAACTATTCATATACGACCAATTTTAACACAAACAGAGACATTAAAAAAGTCTATTACCTGGAAGCATCTAGGCGGTAAAAACAAACCACTTGGGGTCAATATTTATACCGATCCAGATAAGTTTTGGACATCTGCCAGCCATAAAGGTTTTTGTTATGCTGCTGTGCATAATGATCCAAGTGGAACTCATTCGTACGGTAATACTAGTAGTCCTTCAATTCAAAGGCAATTCATGGGGCATAGTAGTACATTGCGAATTAAACTAGAAGAAAATGCGACACCGATAATTTTTAAAGGTTTTCCAAAATAATGATTATAAGTAAAGATAGTCTTTCAAACAAGAAGGAAGAAAAAAAAGATGATGTAATTATAGAATCAACGGAGTATGATGTTAATCCATTGGTTGGAATCTATACGGCTGTAAAAACTATACTAGGAGATTTAAAGCGTGATGAAGATAACCCTAATAGTCCACCATTATTTTACAGTATAAAAATGAACAATGGTCAGCTTACACGTATTAAAAATAATTTACATAATACTGAATATGCGCTGAGATTCCCAGCAGTATTTATGCATTTTATTGATGTTAGATATTTAGTGTCTGAGTCTCGGATAGGGGAAGGACGGGCTACATTAAGAATACAGTATGTTCTTAACCGACTGAATAATAGTGATGCTGGATATGAGTTAGAGGGCTATAAAATCTATGAACGAATCAATAAAGCAATCCAAACAAGAAAAAATGAATTTCCTGATTTAACAGAACGGTTCCAATTAGAATATTTTGATCAGTTAGAGTCGCTTGACGATGGATTACAGCCATTTTGGATAGATTATGAAGTTTGGTTCAAAGATTATACCGCTTGGAAAGAAAAGAATTATGTCAGTAGGTACGTTGTTATGCCGCCATTTACTAATCATTCAGATCAGACAGATACAGTTAATCCTGAGCATAGTGAAGATTACAAAACGCCTACTATAGAGGACTCTGTGAAGTTTCAAGAACACTCTTAAACAGTCTATGTTTTCAACTTTTAGAACATACATTATCTATTCTTTCAAAAAACGAAATATACGATGGATGTCAATAAATTAAAGTATGTAGTCGGGGAAGCTAAAAATGGTAAACCAGCTGTAATTAGATTATTCGGGGCTATAAATGAATACACAACGAACGAGTTTAATAATGAGTTTTTATGGCTGCAAGATGTTGTAGTGCCATCTAAGATTAGAGTAATTATTAATTCGGAGGGCGGTTCTGTTTTGTATGGCATGAGTTCTTTTAGTATGATTCAAAATTGTCCTATAGAAGTAGAAACTGTAATTGAAGGCATAGCTGCGTCTATGGCTAGTGTTATTTGGGCAGCTGGCGATAGGTTATATATGCATGATTATTCAATTTTAATGATTCATAATCCGTTTTCTACCGCTAAAGACAGTAAAGATGCTGATACGAAAAATATGATCAAAGCCTTTAAAACGCAGCTAGAAACAATATATAATAAACGTTTTGGCTTATCTAAAGAAAAAGTGCGTGAGATTATGGATGGAGAAGGAGATGCTGACGGTACTTATTTTAATGCTAAAGAAGCTGTAAAGGCTGGTATCATTTCTAATGATGATATTATCAAAACTTCTAAAAAGCTCTGTGATAAAATTAAAAATGAGATTAAAGGTATAACTAATGCCGCTACTATACGTGAAGTAATGGCTTTAGCAACTCAAAAAGAGGGTGGTAATAAACTTATTAAAATATCCTCTGCTATTAATAAACAAGAAAATAACAAAAATCAAACAGACAATTTAATGGAAAAACAGGAAAATGTCCACTTTGAAGCTATTGTCGCTCAATTAGGACTTTCTGAAAATGCACCACTTAAAGATGCTACAGCGCGAGTTAATGAGTTAATGGGAGCTGAAAGTGAGCTTAAAACAATTAAGAATGCGCTTAAAAACTCTGAGTCTAAACTAAATGAGTTAGACATCAAATTCAAAGGTAAATTAGCTGAGGTTGAAAACCTTCATTCTGAACTTGAAGTTGCTAAAGCTTCGTTAAAGAAGTATCAAGATGCAGAAAAGGCAGCTCGTGAAGCTGAAATTGTATCATTAGTTGAGAACGCAATCGAAGCTGGTAAAATTGCAGATACAGCAAAATCTGAATGGATTAAAATGGCTAATAGTAATCTAGATATGGTTAAAACAACCCTAGATTCTATTCCTATTCGTGAAAAAATAACCAAAGAGATTGCGACAGATCCTAAAAATATTAAAAACATAGAAGATTCTGTTGAATCTGTTGAAGCCAAAATCGAAAAAAAGGTTAAAGGCGTTCTTGGTAATGAATTTAAGTTAAAGAAATTTTAATAATGGAAGAATCAACAATCACTTATGCTGGTAACACTTATGCTGGCGAAGTTTTAGAAAACTTATTAGTTTATACCGCTCAGGGGAATGATACCTATGATGAAGGTCTTATTCATATTAAACCAGGGCTACAAAAACGTTTTACACTTCCTCATGTAAAACTTGGTAAAATCATTCAAGATAATAAACCAACCCCTACTTCTAATGAAGGTAAGGCTGGAGCAGATGGCGCAAATGCATTTACGTTATCAGAACGTTATTTAGAGCCACATGACTTTATGGTTTATTTAGAGTTTAATCCTCGTGCATTTGAACGTTTTTGGAGACCATTCCAACCTACTGGCCCATTAGTATTTAGAGAACTAGATCCATCTGTTCAGGCTAAAATGTTAGAGCTTTTAATTGATAAGAAAGACCAATATATCAATGATGCTATTTGGAGTTCTAAATTAGGCGGAGCTGATGGGGAAATTGTTTCTGATAACGATAGTAATATAGTTATTGGTGGCGACGCAGAAGCGGGTCCTATGAAGTATTTTAATGGATTTATGGCTCGTGCTGTAGAGAACTTAAATTCAACAGACCCTAATGAGGTGGCATCTGGTAAAATGATTTTAGCTGGTAACACTGTTCTAGATACAGGAGAAAAAGTAGAAGCTGCTCTTTCAGCTATGTATAAAGCTTGTCCTAAGAGATTAAGAAAAAGCAAAAAAATAAAATTTGTTATGGATTTTGATCTTTGGGATTTATATGACCAATATTTATCTAGCAAAAGCATGAAATATGCTGAGAATACTGAGGTCAATCAATATAAATTTAAAGGTAAAAGAATTGTTCCTATCAATGGAATGCCTGAGCAAACTATAGCATTAGGTAAATTCACTACAGATGAAGATTCTTGTTTATGGATGGGTATTGACTACGATACTGATCAAGAGTCAGTAAAAGTAGATAGACTTCAAAATAATTCTGAATTATATTTTTTCCAAATGCGTATGAAAATAGACGTAAATATTGTGAAACCAGGAGAGATAGTTCTTTGGTCTACATATAAAAAAGCGCCTAAAGACGGAGAATAAATAATATTCACGATTAATATTTAAGGGAGTGGAGGCTAAACTTCCATTCCCTTTTTTAAATTTTATTGAAAAATTATGGTAAAGAAAACAAAACCAGCTGTAGATAATAAAGAGAAAGAAGCTACAGCATCAAATGAAAAGATTGAAACAACCAATAAAACAATAGTTTCAGCAAAAAAAGAAAAAGGGAATAGCGAAGTTTCTAATAAAGAGGTTAAAAACA